CGAAGTTATCGAATGGACTGCACATCATAATATTCGTTGGTCTGGTGAGGGGCATCGTTCGGAGATCTGGAAAGGTCGTACTGAAGATCTTCATCGTAGAACGGATGATGAAACATTCGACTTTATCTTTATGGATGCGTGGTTATCTTATGAACAGGTATGTCGTGAACTGAATGACTGGTATCCTAAACTTAAGAAGGGTGGTTTGTTTATTGGGCACGACTACGATTGTGAGAGGGTATCTCTAGCTGTTGCACAATTCCGAGAAGCATATTCCATAGATAATCATATGAGTGTCTACGATAGTATGTTTGTGTGGCGTAAATGAAAATCCATCATATCTTTCCTATTGAGATCTTTACATTCAAAAATGTAGATCTTGTGGAACCAACACTAGATGCACTAGATCCTATTGATAGGGGAATGTTCAATCTTCCCCATCCAGTACAGTCCACTAAAGGCAATTTACATAATCTCCCAGAATTCAAACCTCTTACTGATTGGATTAACAAATGTCTTGATGAAATTCAGGAAGATCAAGAATTTGAAATGTGGGGAAAGTTTGAGATCTCTATGATGTGGGGTAACGTATCGATGCCTCACAGTCACGGTATGCATCAACCACACCGACACCCGCTATCTTATTGGTCTGGTATCTATTGTCTCTCGGAAGGGCACCCTACACAGTTCCAAGATCCAGTGTGGGTTCGTTCGTACAACCAGATGGAAGTAGTCTCATCCAAGTATAAGAACGCTTGCAGCGCCCCCGAGTATAGTCCTGGCACTCTTGTTGTTTGGCCAAGTTGGTTACTCCATTTCTCAACTCCCCACGTAGGAGATCAATTCCGTGCTAATATAGCATTCAATGCCCTCCCCACAGGTCCGATCAACTTCGGTCCTTTTGGGCAAAATATGGTCAACATCAAGTTGATCCAAGATGATCCCGCGATTCAACCTGATCCCGAATGAAATCTCTGAAGACACCTTTGCGTTATCCTGGCGGCAAGTCTCGCGCAGCACAGTATCTTCTGCAGCAATTCCCCCAACAGATTGGTGAGTTTCGCGAACCATTTCTGGGTGGGGGTTCTGTTGCGATTGCCTTTACTAAGCAGAACCCAGAGGCAGAAGTCTGGGTGAATGACAAATACTATTACTTGTACAACTTCTGGGTGCAATTGCAGGAAGAGGGTGATCGTATGTCTGAGACTCTTCTAGCATTGAAAGACAAGAACGATAACCCAGAATCTGCTAAGGATCTGTTTCTCAAATGCAAGCAAGAGATTGCTGATGTTAATGAGTTTATGCAGGCAGTTTACTTTTATGTTCTAAACAAATGCTCTTTCTCGGGACTCACTGAGAATTCGTCCTTCTCAGCACAAGCATCCAACTCAAACTTCAGTAGGAGAGGGATGAAAAAACTTGTTGAGTTTCAGGATCTCATTCAACATTGGCATATTACTAATGATGATTACTCAACTCTCTTGATGGAGGATGGTACCGAAGATACTTTTGTATTCCTAGATCCTCCATATGACATCAAAGACTTCCTTTATGGAAACAAAGGTGGTACGATGCATAAGGGATTTGACCACAAATACTTTTCTGAGTGTTGCAAGGCATCTCCCTTTAACTGGATGATCACCTACAATTCAAATGAGAATACCCGTGAAATGTTTTCCGAGTATACTTTGACTGAGTGGAATCTCACTTATACGATGCGATCCACGGGTTCTTACAACTTAGATCAATCCAAGCGTAAAGAACTTCTAGTCACAAACTATTTCCAAAGTCCCCTCGATCAACTTTTTAATGAGCAAGAAAGAGCAGTATCCGCTGGGTGATTATCTTACCAGCATCAACTTCAGTAAAGAAGATCTGCGTGAGCGAGGAGAAGACTGGATCAAGAACTACCCACCATACATTGTTAATCGGTGTGTGAGTGGGCATCTTGATACTGTGATGTATGCAAACGAATTGAATCGTATGCACTACTTGGATAAGGACCTTCAATATTCGTTTTATCTAAATAGTCTGAGAAAGAAACGCCGTTTCTCTCCCTGGCAGCGAAAGGAAAAGATCGAAGATCTAAACCTCATCAAAGACTACTTCAAGTATTCAGATGACAAAGCACGGGATGCGTTACGAATTCTGACTAAAGATCAGATTGAATTGATTAGATCAAAAATGAATACTGGAGGAAAAGGATGACTGAGAATCCTACTGAGATTTCTTGGAACGCTGATATGATGGTTGAGGTTGCTCTCAATCAACCTGATGACTTTCTTAAGGTCAGAGAAACGTTAACTCGTATTGGTGTTGCTTCTCGCAAAGAAAAGAAACTATTTCAATCTTGCCACATTCTACATAAAAAGGGCAGGTATTATATCGTTCACTTCAAGGAACTGTTTGCGCTTGATGGTAAGCACGCAAACTTAACTTCCAATGATGTTGAGCGTCGTAATAGAATTACTAAACTTCTGTCTGATTGGGGTTTGGTAGAGATCGCACAACCAGAGTCTTTGGGCGAACTTGCACCACTCAATCAAATCAAAGTAATTTCATACAAAGATAAGGGAGATTGGATCTTAGAATCCAAATACAACATCGGCAAAAAGAAGACTGCAGAAGTCTAAATAAAAGAGCCTTGATTTTCTACTAATGCTCGGTAAAAAAGCCCAAGCAAAAGTGGAAGAGAGAGACCATCCTCACGATGAAGATAAGAGTGAAGTTCTTGGTAATTTGGTGAAAGTTGTCGTACTTATCTGGTCCGCTTCTCTTCTCACGTTCTCATACGTTCGCTTACCCAACGGTCAAAAAATTCTTGATTTTGATCCTACCTTTATCGCCTCGGTCTTTTCTGGTTCTCTAGCTGCCTTCGGTTTGTCTCCTGCTAAAGCAGGTGGCGGTAATGGGAACGGCAATGGTGTTAAACCATCTGCCAAAAAAGAACCCGAAGTTGTTTCCGCTATCGAACCCAAAAAAGATGCAAAAACTGATTAACATCGTAGCACTGTTGTCTGGTCTGACCTCCTTGGGTTTGATTGGCGGCAGTGCTTATGTGCTTCTGAATAAAGATGCACTCATCGAGTCTGCCAAGGAGCAGGCAATCAAAGCAGCAACAGAATCTATTTCTGAAGCACTCCCTGGTATGATCCAAGGCGCTATGCCTAAGATGCCCTCTGTTACTGGTGGTGCTGTCCCTGCCGCTCCTGGAGTTGGTGGTGGTGCACCTGCTGTTACTGGTCCCGCTATTCCGTTCTAGAGATGAAACTCTGGAAGTCTCAAGCACAACCCGAACCTATTGTGGAGCAAATGCCAATGGAAACTCCAACAAAGAAAAAATCGCCAATAAAGATTGCTGGATTGGCATTACTTGGTGTTTTGGGTGTTGCTCACATAGGTGTACTTGGGCACTTGTTGAATGCTACTAGACCACAATATCCCGTCATCAATTTCCCCACAGGCGATTATTCGTCATACAAAGTTGAGGCAACCAAAGACGGGTATAAAATTGAATATAAAGCAAACGATCCCAGGGTTCTGGAATCGGAAAGATCCCTTCAAGTCGATCAAGATAAGAAGGGATTTTTTGGTGGAGGTACAACACGCAGAAGAGAATATCGTACGGATCAATTCACTATGGATGGCGCTAGAAACTTGGGAGGTGGGGCATTAGACCCTGAGGGAAAGTTGGGTGCGAAAAGCGAAGAGTGTATCAGGGCGGACGCTGGAGCACGCTCTCAAGGTGCCCTAGCAGGGACTAGCATCGCTGCTGGTGCTCTCGTGCCTGCAGTCGTGGGAATCCCCTATATAGGGTGGTTGGCTGCTGGTTGGGTAACTCTTCTTGGTGGTAGAGTCGGATCTGATTTAGGTAGTCAAGTCGGTAGTATGATGAATGATTGCTAATTATGACTACAACAAGAAGGAAGAAGGATCGAGATGCTGAAGGAAAGTTTTTCCTTTATGTTGCATTCCATTCTGTATTTACCTCGATTGTGAATTTATTTAAGGATGATTGATGCCTGAGATTCCTAACATTACTTCCACGGACATCAACATCCGTGGAATTGAAATCCCGAGAGTTATAACTGCTAACGAATATTACACATCAACTCCACTAGCACCACCTGTAGTGGTAAATATTGGTTCGCCCATCGTTGATGTTCCTGGGTGCGTTGAGGCACACAAAAGCAATAGCAAATCTAAAACTGTAGGGCAAGATGATTCGCGAGGATTGGTAACGTATTGCGATAATGGTGTCCCCAGTTATAATCCTATTCAGTATGAACCTAACCAGCTGCTGCCCACTCAGCGTCCTGCTGTAGATACAAGGCAACCTAAATCTCCCGAAGCACCTGATCTACCGATACCTAAAACTCCCGCTGCTACTGCCAAGGTAGATTGTCCTACAGCAGCACAGGCAGCAAAGGAACCTGTTGGCACATACATTGAAGGTTTCCGAAAGAAAGTTACTGAGTATCAGTTAGTTGGTAACCAGTGTATTCAGATTACAGAACCTGTGCCTATTCCAGAGCAGATTGTTGCTGGTCTTCCTGCTGCTGGAACAGTAGTAACTACTTCAAGTATTGCTGTTGTCGCTACAGCATCAGCACTGATGGCAAAACCGCTGGCAGACATCCTACTAAAGGTTGTCAAACCAACGGTTAAGAAAATTATGAAAAAGATTGCCAAGATCAGGGGGAAGACACCTCAGATACTGTCCACTGCCGAGCGTAGAAACGAGCAACGGGACCGAAACCGTGCTATAATGGCATTGAGACAAACGCTCAAGCCCAAATGAGTAATGAATTTCGTAATGGTGTGGCATTTAGTATTGCCATCACGGCATTTGCTTTTGTAGTCATTGCTATGGTTGCTGGTAATAATAATATACCAATCGCTGAACCATCTGCTACTGTAGTTGGTAAGGACAAAGAG